CTGCGGGAATTATTAAATTTCCGTTTGAAGCTGTTTTTACTGTTAATAATTTTGCCATCAGTTATAAATTTTAGATGTTAATAATACTCAAAGGTACAAAAAAAAAGACACCCGTTTTGGATGCCTTTTATTGTTGAATTATTAACTTAACTATACGTTCTTAGCTAACCCACTTAAGTGTTTTAAGGATTCTATACCTTCATCTGATTGAAAGAATGAAGCCACCATATGGCTAGGCTCTTCTCCGTAGGGTACATTGAGCATCTTCTTTTTGTTTGAAGGAGTATTATACCAAACCTCTTTATCACTATTTCTTTTAGTCAAAAAACCTTTATCAAAAAATGATTGAATAGTAGCATTCATTTTTAACATTGGATCCTTTAATAATAACAAAAAGTCTTTAGGTTGGTTTTTAGCAAAAACTAATATATCTCTTTTTAATTCATCTGTGCTTACCGTAGTAACGTCTCGCTGAAATAAAACTCTTGATACATTCTCAACTTGATCTAACGTAAGTTGTCTAGCCTCAATAAGCGCGTCAACTTCAGTGTTTAGAATTTCTACTATCTCCGCGGCTTCTTTTGCTTTATTAACCTCTACATATACGCGACCATTACCTGGGTGAAAATGTAAAAATTTTTGTAGTACTTGATTGTTTTTTGGAACAGTTAAAAAGCCATTCTCAAAAACTATAGGCTCTAGAATAGCATTATTATCTTGATCTTCCTGGAAAGGTGAGTTCTGATTTCTTGCATATCGTAAAGCTTTATTTGTTCCCGTGTCCTCATCAAAGTGTAATAAAGGAAATCTTTGGGTATGTCTTGACGCCAGTATTAAAGATAGTGGGGCCGTTTCTCTTGTTAACTTATACGTCTTATCAACGTACACTGTGGTATTTTTCATTTGATTAGATTTAAAATTTATAACTATAAAAAAGGGGGCTTTGACACCCCCTATTTAATTTACTCTATTACTCTTGGAAGATAAAGAAGTTGTTAGCACCTAAAGTACAAACAGCTCTCTCTGACAAGAAGTTTACTTGCATGTTGTCAACGTCACTCGTTGCAGCACCACCAGCAGAACCAGTAATCCAAGTCTTGTAACGACGATCTTCAGTTTCTGAAGCTCTGTAACGTACATGTAAGAAAGGACGTTTAGCATTTTTACCTAAAATTTGGTCATAAACACTAGTTGATCCAGCGGGTACAAGTAGTCCGTTTACACGTCCTGATCCTGCTCCTGTTGGAAGTCCACCTCTCATTGTCGGGTCATTTAAGTATTTCCAGTCAGTCTTATAGAAGTCATAACCTCTACGGAATCCTGAGAAACCTAAGTTTAACGCCATCTCTTCGTCATTGTCAAAAAGACCATATGAAGTTCCACCTGCTCCGTAAGAGTTTTGTGCAGCTAGCATATCGTCAATATCAAAAGCAAACTGACGGTCAACGAACAATACGTTTTCCTCAATCGCTCCTTGCTTGTCAAGACGACTAATTACATTATCAAAGTCAGCTAACACTTGAGGGTTTCCACCATCCCAGATGTTACCATTCTGTTGTACTGAGTAGAAGATACCATTTGATCCCGCACCTGTAGCACCTGCTGCAGCTCCGTTTCCTAATGCAGTATCCGCTCCTGAACCTTGCTCTGCAGGTACAGCTTCAATCATTGCAGTCTCTAAGTAGTCATCAAAACGTAGTCTTGTTTCGTGCTCAGACTTTAAATACCATAGGTATCCATTTGCTCCGTCTTCAGTTGTAATTTCAACCCATCCGATTTGAGCCATATCTGATCCAGATACTGTGTAAGTGTCTTTCAAGATAATAGGCTTGTTTTCAAAGATGAAGTCATTAGCTTCAGTAGAACCTTGCATTCCTGCAGTTCCTTTTCTAAATTCTGATCCGTAGATAAATATAGTAATATTTGTGTCTGCATCAGCACCACCAGAAGCACCAGCATAACCCGCTGCCTCATAAAAAGCAACAGTAAATTGTCCTCGTGCACCACCAGCATTACTAACAGCAGTTACAACTCCTTTGTTTGTTCCAGAACCGTTGTTCTGTACAATAGCAACCGTCTGTCCAATTCGTACAACTTGAACTGCAGTAGTAGGATCAAGCACGTCGTTTACTTGTATCAAAGCCTGTGTAGCTGCATTAGCCGCTTGAGTTCCACATTGAGTATATTTAGTATGTAATCTACCTTGCTCAGCCCATTTGATAAGGTCAGAGTTAGTAGGCATCTCTGCACCTACCATACGTAGGAATGAAGAGATTGTTCTATTTCCATAACGCTCAAATTCTTTCTCATAAGTATCTGGAAGATACTGATTTAAAAAGTCAAAGTTCGTGATGTAGTTTTCTGTTGTCGGAGTCCTTTCGGCACTCGGAGTCAACGCAAAAGTTGGATTAATTTTAACTTGTCCAGCCATAATTTCTAATTTTAAATTTAAGTTCGTTTAACACTTTTTATTCGCAGCCCTCGACTCGATGGTTGAGACACTGATTTAACTTGAAATCCTCCCTTAGTTGAAACCTCTGGTGCAGTACGCTCTGTCATATTTATATTTTTTGTTTTACGTATCACATCCTCAGTCGCATTCGATTTGCCTTGCTCATAAAAGAACGAAGCAAACTTATCGGGATTCATTGCTATAGCTAAAGAGCGGTGGTATCCTTCTGCATTATTAAGCATTCCAGAATCATCTAAGAATTTGTTTACAAAATTCATAGGCGTGTCTTGTGCTTTTCTTAATTCAGAAGCATTGCCAGGAGAAAAAAGCAGTTCGTTATCGTCTACATTGAACTTAAAACCTTTAAATTCAGAACCAAACAAGTCATCACTCTTCTTACTAAACCAGTCAGCTTTGCGATTACTTTCTTCTTGTTGCGTTTTAGCTTCATTCACATATTGCTTGTAGGCTTTAAATTCTTCATTTTGAGAGGCTGAACTTTCCCTTGACTCAAGAGGCTGCTTGTATACTTCCTGCTGTTCGTTGAAGAACCTTTTTGCCTTAGCAATAATTTTTTTCTTTGCTAGTCTTGTTTTTTTAATAACTGACTCGTCATCCAGATCTTCATCGTACATATAATCCTCCATTATAGAGTCAATGTCTTCAGGATCTAAACCCTCTTCAGTTATTGTCAAATACTCTTTTAGCAAAGAGTCAGGATCTAGCTTAGAAAAATCTTGTTGTAATTTAACATAGTCCTCTAGGCTTCTTCCTGTTTCTTTTTTATATTTAAAATAAGCAGCTACGTCTTCAGGTAATTCTTCAGACTTTTCTCTAGCGCTCATCAACTCTTCAATAGAGTTAATTTCTTTTCCGTATCTCTCTCCAATAAAAGAAAGGATATCTTCTTCTTTTAATTGATAAGGTTCTTTAGTAGGCTCTTCTACCTCCTTTAAAACCTCCTCTTTTTCTTGCACCGGTTCTTTTGTTTTTGACAAATCTATCTCATCATCACTCTTAGGTATTTCCGGCTTTACTTTTTCTACATCATCAAACTCTAATTTCTGTTGAGTCTCATGCTTCTCTAATAATTCGTTTTCAACTTCTTGAACCGATTTAGATTCAACATCGTTTACTTCTCTTACTTTGATTTCCATTTGATTAAATTTGATTTATTACAAAATTACTAAAAAAAGAAACACGCTTTTACTACCTCGGAGAGAACTCTGCTAAGTCAAATCCATCCATAGAATCTTCATTAGATTCAAAAGTTTGAGGTGGGAGATTATTCTTTCTTTGGTTTATCAATTTAGATTGCTCAGAGTTCTGTTGACTTATTCTTTCCTTTTTTGCAGTTTCTCTTTCGCCTTCACGAAAAGCTAATGCGTTTTCTGATATGCCTCTAAGTTGCTGATTATAAGCAAACTCCTGCTTCATTAGCATTCCCTTAAGCTGCGCTTCATTATTTTGCTTTTCTATTTCAAAAGCAATCTCAGCTTGTTTTATTTTCATCTGAGCTTGAGCCTCTAACTCAATTTTCTGAACTGCCACTTGAGCAGCCATCTCTTGAGACTTAAGTTGTTGCTGCGCAACCATAGCTTGTTGCTGCATCTGCATCTTTTCTTCTTGCTCTTGCTTAGCTTTACGCTTAACTTTTAAAAGTTGATTAGCAAGTTTTAGGTTTTTGATTTCACGTATATCTATAGCATCTTCAAGATTTATGCTACTCTTAGATAACGCCATTTGAATATTCTGCTCAAGCATTGCTTTCTGTTCTTCATCTGGAGATAACTCTATAAACACACCAAAGTCATAAATATATAGTTCACTTATTTCTCCTAATATACTCACGTTATACTTACCTATTTTATTTATAAAGTCTTCCTTAAAGTCTGAATACTCTAAAATATCGGCGACCCTATACGTTAACGCTTCGGCTAACGTACGATATATGTAAAGACTTCCGTCTAATATATGTCGGGTTGCCGTGTTTGAGCTTAATGCTGCTAGCTTTTGCACACCCACTAAAGCATCTGGATTAGGTGTAGACCCATCCCTAGCTTCATTTAATCCCGTTACCGAACGTATCATGTCCATGTAATGATTATAATTGGCAATAAGCATTTGTGTTTTTGAAGCTCCTGAGTTAGAAGTAAGTTGTTGTATTGGAACTCTTCCTTGATTATACTCACCGTCTTGAGTATAACTTCTACCCACTACACTACCTGTTTGAAAATATAATCTTAGTGCATCCTCTGGATTATAAGCTGCACCATTTCCTAGATCAACCTCATTTAAACCATCTGCATCTATGTAGACTCCATCGGGAACTACCCTAGATATTACTTGCTGTAGCTTTAAGTGTGTCATCTGAATAAGATCAGCAAAAGGAATCATACGTCTAACTAAAGACTCAATAACACCCTTGTACATTCTTGGAGCAACTGCCACATAATTAGGTAGCGCATGCTGTGATGATGACTTGGGTCTTACCATGTTTTTAGCAAGCTCCCACTTTAGTATAATGTTGGTACCCATGACCATTACACCATCATACCAAACATCAATAGTCTTTTCAATTTTTTCAAAATTCCCTTCGTCCATCATTTCTTCTGGAGGATTGAAGGTGTCATCTTTTTCTATCATTTTTATCGCACCCGTATCATTTACTTTTTTCTTATAGACCATTTTTTTTGTAGTCTTATAATTAAAGTACATTAAGGTGCACGTGTCACGATAGAATATATCGTTTTCCGAATACTGCGCGGTATTAAAATAATTATACCAGCTTTGACTGTATTGAGAAATCTTTTCTAAATCTTCTTTATCAAGGTCCGGATCTATTTTTATTAATTCACTTATGCCTACAGTTTTAATTTCTCCCCAATAAAAGCAATCTTTAAAGTGAGGATCTTCTGTGTAACTGTATACTATATTAGCAGGGTCTACATATGAAACTTGCACTCCTGATCCAGGAAGAAACTCATGCTTTGCAACGCCCATACCTATAACCATCTGATCGTAGTCTATTCTTTTTCGTGTATCCTCATAATGATTTTCAGCAAACATTGTGTCTATAGCCTCTTCTTCCGCAATCTCAATTGCTGGCTTATAGTTTAGATTCATGTACAATGAAAGTTCTTCATCAGTTGAAGGCAACTCATCTGGATCTACAGTAAAAGGATCAAATCCTGTTTTTTCTTTTACTGTTGTAAGTATATCTTTGGCGGCCATCTGACCTTCGATCATATCTTGATACTTACTTCTTTTAGATTGAGACAATGCATCTTGAGCATATGCCTTAACCTTAAATATTCTGTCAGACATTCCGTTTACTACAACGTCAACAAATTTAGGAAGGATTGGAACTGGCGTCCAGTCAAGGTTTAAGTAAGACAAGTCTCCGTCTACAGCTAACTCATTTTTATATTTAGCTATTGACTGCTCGCCACGAGCGTATAATCTTAATCGATTAAAGTCTCTCCACTGACTGTAGTATCTACACCCATTAGAGTCTTTTCTAAACCATTCGTACTGTATTGCTTGACCTATCTGTAATCCGAACTCATCGGTGGCTTTTTCTGCGTCTGATACAAACTGACTCGGAAAACCTACAGATGAAATATTTATATTGACTTCCTTCATCTATTTAATTCGCTATAATTTCCATTATTAGTATACGTTGCAAAGTTAAGACTTATTTTGGATTGTTTTTGTACAGGTAAATATAGTCCTTTTTGATTAGCCATTATTGCCAACCCTGAGCTTATACTCGCATCAAACTGAGTTCTGTTATTAATATCAAACCTTGCCCACTCTTCTAGTGTCCTTGTGAAATACATAGACCCCATCTCTGAGGACTCTCGGTAAACTCCCTGGAGATCCATTCCTATATGTTTTTCTATGTATGATTCTATCGCAGCTGCGTGTGACTGCTTAACATCTTCAGAGGTGTTAGGTATACCCCCTAGTTCCTTTTCAGTCTTTGAAAGTTTATTAAAACTTCTGTCAGGTCTGTTCATACAAAATCCTCTGTAGCCTCTATTTTTAAAATGATATAGTAGCCGAGGTTTATTGTTTTCTATAAGTATAGGCATACTATAAAACACACAAGCCATTAATACTTCTTCAAAAAATATCTCTGCTGTCTGTGGTCTCGCCACATACTCTAAAAAGAATTCATTGCTAGGAGCCTGCTCCATGCTGAATTTAGTTAAACCATGCAGAGCGCCGTTAGATCCTCTACCGCCAACCGTTCCTGAGATGTCGTAGGAGTCACACCCAAAAGCTCCAACGTGCTCATTTAAAGGATGATACGTTCCATTTCTAGAATGTTTTAAGTTAGACAAAGATTTGTTGGGGGTCCAAGAGACCCTAAACCTTCCTTTATTATCTGGAGCAAATATTACCTCAGTATCCTTTATGCCATCCTTCCAATAAAACTTACCTCTAGTAACGTGCTGCTCTGTGATAAGAGAGTCGTTATAGTCTATCTGCTGATAAATTTTAGTAAGGTTAAATAATGATGACTTGCTCTCATCCCTAAAAGCGTGAGACTCTGTTCTAGGAAACTGTCTATAAAATTCATTTAACGCATCAGCATCTTTTTTTAATGAGTCAACCTCAGCCTCCCAATAGTCAATAGCGCCATTGGTAATATACTCACCGTCTACTCCTAATACTTTCTTCTCAGGCTTATAAAATACTGGCATTCCGTACTTGTCTATAAATCCTTCCATGTTCCACTCCATGGGAATAAACAAAGAATACAATCCACTTTTAGTTTGACCGTTTGCATTACGCGTAGCTACATCAGAGTCTTCAAATAACTTTTTAAAATTGTCACCACCTTTACTTAGAGCGTTTGATGTTGACCCCATCATACACTTACCGATAATCTTGCTACCTAATCTCAAGCAAGTTTTAGTAACCCGCCAGTTATTTAAGATATTATTAGGCTTAAGCCACTTACCACTCTCGTCGTGTACTAGTAGTAGTAACTTCTCACCATCATAGGAGTTCTCGTCTGTATTCTTCCAGTCAATTGTAGTGTCTAAGCCGTATAGCTCATCAGCCACATTATCATACATATTCTTTTTGGTAATCTTAGAGGCTGGAATCCTAAACGCAAGTTCTGTCTTAGGTTTATCCATACCGTCCTGGATAGGCTTAAAGAAGAAAGGTAGTCTAGTAGATATAGGCACGACCTTATCCGTAAACATTTTTTTTGCATCTGATCCAGTCTTAGATAGTATTCCCACCCTAGCATCTTTAGCTAGCGTTCCCGTGTTCACACATTCTGACGATCCCATAAATGAAAACCCTGAACGTCTAATCTTAAGGTAGTCTAAGCCAAAACATCTATTGTCAGCCTTGCACGCTTCCCAGTAGATGAAGAAAATTCTATTTGCTTCCCTAAAGTCTGGATATCCTACATCGATACTAGTCCACTGCAAGTACATGTAGTGCGAGCCTGTCATGTAAGTAGGTATGTTATTGTTGTAAAACCAAAAGCCCAGCTCCCTGCGATCAAACTCTCGCTCTATGTAATCTACCCACTTGTCCTTAAAAGGTGTGGGCATTTCATTCCATTTAAATATAGAAGGTATTCTATTTAACTCTTTCGGTATGAGCTCCCTTTCCCAATACTGATTTGCTAAGGCTTCAGACCTTTTGAATATATTGTCTGGAGCTAAAGGTAGCGCTATGTGTAATCCATTGATGTTTATAACATCTCCAATTTCACCGGTCTTAGATATAACCACAACATTATGCTTCTCGCTATATCCATACAGCCAAGACTTAGTTTTATTCTTTGCCTTTACAATACGGCTTAGAACATAACCATCAACTTTTTTATATAATCTATTTTGATCTTCTTTCTGCAAATCCTTGTTTTGTTGGTGCTTTAGTATTCTCAAGACCCATGTTAATGTTTTCTTGCTCAGCGTCTATTTTATTTAATATATCAAAGGCATCAAATATTGCTAGCTTTTTAGTGGCTGCCGCATTCTTTAATCTATCTGCCGCAAGCTCATCCTCTGGATCGTGCTTTATAATATCTTCTTTAGCAACTTTTATAAGCTGCTCTACAGCCTTACGTCCAGCCTCTATAATCTGTAACTTTAATAACTCTGAGCTCATAGCATTAATGTTATTTGGTGATCAAACATTCGGTAGAGCTTCTCTCCGTCTACCTCAAACTCATACTCACTCTCAGGCTTAAAGCCAACCTTCATTCCTTCACGCACACCCTTAGACTCTAAGTAGGCATTGGGGTATTTCATTTTACCCATCAAAGGTTCTTCATCAAAGTTCTTCATTAAGAAAGATTCTTCTGCTGGAATAGGCTCAACAAAACAATACTTATAGTGACTAAACCACTGATCATTTTGTTTGTATAAAAAAAACTGCTCGTTATCTACAAAAAATAAATTATCCTTAAAATAACTCTTACCGCTTTTCTCCCTTCCCTTCATGTCATAATAAAACTTAAACACATTGTGATGTACAAGAAGTGTATCTCCTTTGGCCACGGGTCCTTTATAATTTAGAGGAGTGGATATTACTATCGCCTCTCTGTTTGAAGCCATGTGGTTTTCTTGTGAGGAGCTGGTAATAAAATCCATACCTGAGATGTCCTTAGAGTTATTGTACCGCTTGCCTTCTAAAGGTTCTACGATAAAGTAAAAAGGCGATCTCATTAAAAGTTAATGTTATATTCTATTGACACGGGCATCTCTGCGCCAAACTCTTTCCATAGTAATATCTCATCACTTCTTTGAATCCAAATCTTTATAGAGTTGGAGTTGTGGTCTTGCTGTATGAGGTGAATGAAATATTTTCCGTTAAGGATTTCCTGACCCACTAGATAGTGCATCGCACCTGACTTATAATCAGGACCTACAGAAACTTTCCTTATATCCATTAGATTTGATTTAATTTGAATATAAAGATACAAATATTTTAACGCCCTTGTTTGGTCAGTTATTTTTGGAAGGGAACTTTACGCCTATCTTATCTGCCGTTCTCGCTCCGAAGTATCCGCATAGTACCCATGTGACTAGGCTTGCTGTATCCTCAGTCTCTAGACCCATAAACCATCCGCCTACATATGCGGCAACAAGTACGGCGAGGGTTAGGGGTCTGATATTTCGCGCTAGCCAACTCTGGCTGTTTGAGTCTGCCACCCATCTTTGGGTCACACCATCTATTTCAGCGCGTTCTAGTTTAAGTTTTTCTAAAGCAATTTTTTTATCACCCTCCGAGAGCTGTGTGTTCCCACTGATAAGTTCTGAGATAACATTCCCTGGAAGTATAGCGTCTCCCACTATACCAAGTATTGAGGGTGCTTTCTCTATAAGAAATTTACCTACTCTAGTTTCTTTAAAGGGCTTCTTGTTTTTGCTCATACCTCTCTATATGATGTGCGTCCGTTAATTTTCTCAGCTACAAGATTTTTCTTTCTATTCTGATCTATAGACACGTAGCTTACATGAACCCAGTCGGGATTGTTTGAATCACCAAACTCCCATATGATCTGGTCATAGTTTAGGTTATCTTTTATGTAGTTAAACATCTCAGCGTTTGTCTTGTGACCGAAGGTATCGTCTAGGTCAATTGCTCTGCCTTGACAGTGCTGGCTTGAGGTGCTCCCACCAATAGCACGATTTAAATCTTCAGATCTGAACATGCTATTAATTTTTATGGGTCCGCCTACATATTCTCTAAGAGGCTCGAAAACATGAGTAGCAATACCAACCATATTAGATACTTGATAATCATCTGGAATATTTTTAAGATTCAGGCGTAGTGCTGTATTAGATCGTACGGCTTCTTTGTGTGTTATATGCTCACTTATTCTTTCCATAAAATACATACCATTTATGCAGAGTATACCCTATAGCAATAAGGGTGGCTATAATCTTTAGGGCCACATCTAAATTAGTCATTGATGTAGCTAGAGCTCCTATGTTGAGAGCATAAATTTTTAAATCAGTCAAGGTCTCTGGTTTTAGATTTAACATAAATATAATTTATTTTAATATCACCTGCGGTAGTATCTTGTACGTAATTCATTTTTTATTAGGTTTTTTGCCTGATCGGTTATTTCCTTTAAAGGCTTTAGGCACATCACCGATTTGGTTGCCCACTTCTTTAATCGCCTTAGACACGTCTTTAAGCTCTTCTCCGACACGATCTACTCTTTTCGATACATCACTCTTAAGATCCGCAAACTTCTTCTCTAGGATGTCTGGGATCATGTTGTTGTTCTCGTCTTTAGTAAGACCTTTTTTTGTAAGCCATATTGAGGCTATGTTTATAACGATCAGCGCTGTGATCAAACATATTAAAATTGTTGTTGTCATAGTTTTTGTTTTTAACTAGCTATTGCCATAAAGATATAAGTTGACCCACTTTTATTCACATTAATATTAACGCTTTTAAATTCCAACCCTTGACTACTTAATAATAAAGCTGAACTGTAATCTTCCTCTATACCACTTGTATTTGGGAATAGAGCATATCCGTTAGTTCTTTTATTATCAAAAAGCATCCATTGTGAACTACTATCAGTAGTGTTTTTTATTAAAACAAAAGAAGGTGCAAATCCAAAATCAACTTGATTAGCTGTATTTAAAGTTTGACCCCCCTGATAAGAATCTACTTTACTATAACCCGGTACTGAACGGAAGCAGTAGGCGATGTAATCATCATTATTTATATTTCCACTATAAGTATTTCCTACATTAAAAATACTACCCGTTGGTACAGTTTGGTTATATGAATAAGCTGCATTATTATCTGACGCAAAAGCATCTGTGGTTTGTAAATAACCAAAATATGGTGAAGCAGGTGCATAAACATACCAATCTGCACCTGTTGAGGATGCATCTAAATTTTTTCTTATAATCAATTCAGCGGGAGAAGATAGCCCTGTTCCTACAGTGCCTGTGCCTCCTGTACCTGTATACTTTACAATACTAAACCCTGCATCTCTATTAGCAGATACATTCCATCCTGTCGTTATACTTCCTGCGGTAATGCCTGCTGTTGAAGCAGAACTGCTTGTGGTTATTGTACCGACTTCTAATACGTTAAAAGCGTTAGCAAACCCTGCGGCTCTCCAGTTCCAAGAAACGTAAGTATTGTTAACACCGTTTGTGTCAGTTGCAGAACCTAAAGTAAAACCATTACTATTAAAAGCAGTAATATTACTTGAATAAGTTGTTTCAGCACCAGTATTATTTGAGCTTAATTGAGAATTAGTACCCCTTATTGAATCTGTTAAAATATGTATATTACCATTGTTTCTCCCTTTTAACCAAATCAAATCTGGCTGGAATTTTAGCCCCGTATATCCGATGTCTGTAGTTGATGTAGCGCTATAATTTCCTGATATATCATCACCATTACCGTCAAGCTGATAACCAGCGATACATCCTGCTCCCGCTGGGAAGTCTAATGTTGCAGCTGTTGTTGTTGTTTCATCATTATACAAAGTAGCAACACTTGCTGTACCTGTCGCTGGCAGCGCAGTATTAAATAATCTTACTTGGTCTATTTTGCCATTCCAAGTTGCAGAATTTAAACCTATTAAAGCAGTTGATGCTACGTTAAGTGTTGAAGATGGGGCTGTCGCTGTTCCAACAGAAGAACCATTAACATATAAAGTAAAGGTGGATGATACTCCTGTTAAAACTACAGCTATATTATACCAATCTGAAGTGTTAAAATTACTTAAAGCGTAGCTTATTGTGGTGTTACTGCTTGAACTATTTTTAACAATAACTCTTAAATTGTTTTGATAAGTATCTATTAAAACATAGGGGTTTCTATTATAAAAAGCAATATCTGTACTTGCAGCACTATTACCAAACGATGCTCCCTGTAGCCATAATGATATACTACCAATTAAATTTGTGCCAATTGGATTAAATGGTAATTCTATTTGACTACTACTCCCATTAAAGTTCGCAGCCTCATTAAACTTAGCGTCTATTGTTTGTGTAGCTCCATTACCGAAGTATGTGTTGACGTTGAAGTTCTCACTCCCCACGGGAACAGGCCCTGGTATAGCCTCATCCTCTATTTGAAACCAAGCTGCACCGTCATAGTACTCTACGTGGTTGTCGTCAGTGTTGTATCTCCACTCGCCCGTACTAGGACTAGTGGGTCTTGATGCCGTATCACCCGTTGGCAATTGAAGCGCTGTGTTTGTTGCGCTAAAGTCAAATAATTCTGGTGTTCCTATTTTTGTTATTGCCATAATTTAATTTTTTATCCAAAGATTGCATCGTATGTTGTTGCATTGGCACTCGACCTAAATACCACAAATCTAACATCTGTCATTCCACTGTTAAGAGCTACTGGTACATCACCATAATCTGTTCCATTTACATAAAACCCAACATAACGAGTTGAATGATTGTAGTAAA